GATTTACCAAACGAAGTTCCATCACCAAAGTTTATTTCGTATGTGCCGTTCGGTGACTCATGAATGCTATAATAAGTTGTTTCAGAATCAATACGAACCGCAGTTGAAAGTGGTGTATATTCTGTAAATGTATTTGAAGTAAGACTATCGAAAACTAAAACACGTGCTGTGGACTTATCCATTGTCTCGTCAGGAACGATATAAATTTGTCTTTCATTCTTCTGACCAACAATAAATGTTTTTGTTTTTTGCACACCCTCAAACACAGGAATATCAGTTGAACCAGCAGTAGTTTTGAATTCGTAAGTTCCAGATCCATTATCCCTAGCAACAAATGCTTCAAGTGTTCTAAATGTATATGAAACACCGTCTATTGAAGTTGTAAACTGTGTACCACGAGGAATGCTAATTGTAACAGGACGACCAACAACGTTTGTTAAATTAAGAGAAAGTTCTAGCAGTGCCTTTGATGATGTTACCGAACGAGTTTCATACCCGAGCATAGAAGCATGTGAAAGAACTGAACTTCTCAATTGAGCAGTTGGTAGGAATGCTTCATTCAATGCAAAGTTTGCAGTCAAAGCATTTACATGAGTGTTATATGCTAAAACATCTAAAAGATTGTTTAGTCCAGCACCTTCGAAGTTGTATGAATTAAATTCATCATTATTTTTAAAATAATCTTTAAGTCGATTTTTGATTGTATTAAAATCAAGATCAGCGGATTGTACTGTGGTTGCCATTTATCTTAACCTCGTAAGTGCTAATTCTAATGTGACAGGTTCTACTGAGTTTAAAACCTGAAATACAAGAGTTACATGAATCGTGTTTGTTTCAGGTTCTAAACTCATAAAAACTTTTTGCATTTTTGCACGTGGTTCATGTATTTGTATGGTTTCAAAAATTTGATCTCTGAGAATATCTGCTTCGACATTCGTATCAAGTTCAAATAGAAAACTGTTTAGGTTGCCGCCATATGTGTTATTGAACGGTTTTTCCATAAAGTTAGTCATCAAAATATTTTTGACTGACTGCTTTACCGCTGCGGCATCTGCCTTTTTGTATATGTCACCAGAAGGTTTTGGAGAGAAAAATAAATCTATGTCTTTGTAACTGACAGCTTTAGTGCTGGCAATACTGGTAGTGCTAAGATTTCCATCCTCTATAGAAAACGCTTTTGACGGCATACTTAATTCCTTTTATCCTATTTATAATGTTTTAAGCGAGTATTTCGACAAGTTCGCCAGTTGCTTGTACATAATTATTGTATCTTGTTTCAAGTCTATTCTGATAACTTGCTTTATATCCATCTTGAAGTTCTGGCATGATCACAATAATCTGAGCATTTAAAGAACCGTCTACGTTATATGTGTCATAATCTAGGATCATCTTTTCGTATTGCTGACTGTCTTTCCACCAAGCAGCAAGTTTAAAAGTTTGTTTTAAAGCAATTTGCCCTTTACGGTCTCTTAGTTCATATACGATAGCACGACCATAGGTTCTATAATCATTGACGCTACCTGCTGCTATTGTTTCTGTTTCTGATGGTTTATAGACACCCTCTGAAACGATAAGTCTGAACTCATCGAAATCACCTTCATCTTCAATTACAGAACGCATAATCTGCGCATGAAGGTACAGATATTTTGCAGTTTCGTATCTATCTTCTACAAACATATGATCCATTGTAATAGGATCACCATGACTACCAAAGAACTTTGCCATAGTGATTCCTCTAGCAAGTTTAGTTCTTTCGGTGATAGTTTTCTTTCTTCTCGGATCATAGATTGGATTTGGTTGAATTGTTACAATATCATTTCGCACAGAACCAGCAAATCGTTTTGCTTCTGCTCCTTTAATTTTACCAAACACTTCTTTTGGATTCGCAGTTCTAGGTGTCGGTTCGTCATCAACAATTGAACCAATTTCTAGTGGTACAGCATTTGAATAAGTTGTATTCAATACGTTCTCAGCAAGAGCAGTTCCAATAAAATCTTCGTTTGCTTGAGTAGCAGGATTTCTTAGTTTAGACCTTACTTCACTGACCGTTAATGTTCTATTTTGAACTCCACCATAATCTACGAATCTGTTTATAGAATTATAGATTACATTACCTGCATCAACGGCAACTTTGAATATACCATACGCAGAATTAAACCAATCATTTTTGATAACAGAGTTGGTTGGTAGCACCGTTGCTTTTGTATCAACTGCTTGCGCAGATGCTGTATTCTTTGCTCCGGCAGATCCACCAGCACCAATTGCACCAGCAGTACCAGATCTCCCTGCTTGCGTTGCAGTGTCAGCATTACCAGTCAATGAACCAACAAATTCAGTTGCCTGTGTTCTTGTCGTATATGCCGTATGGGTTGTGATTGTGTCACTAGCAGTAATTGAGTGACCTGTATATTGATTATAATTATAAGTGATAATATTCTCACCACCCATTGTACCACTATCACCAATAATAGTTAAACTTGAGGCACCCATATTGATATCGGGTGAGGTTGCGATATATCTGTTTTCAGCAGATATCTGATATTCTGACCCAACGATATCATCTTTATTTACACCAACCGTTGTACTTTGATTTCGTTTGACGATATTATTTTGATCACCGAGAACAAGATTAGTTTCCGTTCCAGTAATTGTCTTTGATACATTTCTATTGACAAAAGTTTGGTGATTGTTGTTTACATCTTGACGATAACCACCCTTGATGTCCTCTTCCATATCACCGCCAGCAGTAACAGTAAAGTTACCACCAACATTTAAATCAAAGTCTCCATCGACACGAAGATTCAAGTTACCATGATAGACAATATCACCATCACCTTCAATAATAACCTTTTCACTTCCTGCGGCAACACGAATACTATTATTTGTAGCATTGATAACGACAGTACCATCTGCCCGCATTTCAACACCTGCTCCAGTCTTATGCTTGAATAGCATACGTTCACGACCAGGAGTATCGTCGATTTCCTGAACATGACCAGATACAGTTCTTTTAACTTGATTCAATGGTGCTTTGGATGAAGAATAATCTTTTAACTCAAGATCAATCCCTACATCTCCACCGCCAATCAGTAGTTCATTTTCCTCGATACCTCTTGCTTCAAGATTTACCGATGGAGCATTGGCATATTCACGTTTTGGAAATACACCTTTAGGATCAGCATAAGGATCACCTTTACTCGGAACATTTCTATCTTTGGTTTCTACTAAAAAATCATCGACCATAATTTATTCTCCAAGATTCTCACGTGCGGCAAAGTATGCGGCATCTTTTGTTCCGTAATTTAATTTGGTATTGGTATCTGGATAAAAAACTGCCCACCTTCCACGAACTTCATCGTAGGAAACCGTGTTTCCGTTTATAACTTCACTGTTTAGGAAGTCATCATCTAGGTCTGAATATGGATCTTCCACTTCTACAGTTTCTGAGGGAGAATCATCATCAAGGACGACTTCTATAACCTCACCGTCTTCACCGTCTGGAATTTCTCTTTTCTTTTCTAGATAAGTACCAACCTCAAACTGTGGTCCCATTATTTGTATCGTCCTTTGTATTCTAGGCAATATCGACTTTGTAGTATCTGTGAAATTACCTTCATATTCGTTTAACAATTGATCTGCCCCTTTGAATACACCACCAGGAGAGTGACGATACATAACATCAGCAATCATATCAAATGTTTTCCACTGTTCAGCAGTAATAGATTTATCCGATAAATCATCCCAATCTGGTTTAGACTCAGGCACGTCACCTAATATACCAGCATCAAACTGTACCCATATCGCTTGATCATAGATTCTTTTATACTTATTTTTCGCACCATCTTCAATAGCAATTGCAAGTTGCGGTGTTGGTGCAGTACCGATAGGAACGAGCCTTTCGAGAACCCCATCTTTTCTTATTAAATAATTATTTCCTTGAAACCCATCTCTACCGATCGGAGAACCTTTTGGTGCTTTATCGAAATCTTTATTTGTATAATACTTGTACTTTTTTTCGTTCCAAGATTTTGCAGTATAGACTTCATTTTCACCACTTGCTGTCCAAGAAACAATAAGATTTCTGATAGTTCTCGGGGAACTTTTTATTTCAAGTTCAAGTTCTTTCTTACTATTGACTGGTTCATAACCACCCCAAAATTCATTATCTAAATCACCATACGTCAGTGCATCTATTCCTGTAGATTTTGTTTTACCGACTTCTTTGACAGGTGTAGTTGGTTCATCGACAGCGGTTCTAGTTCCTTTATTTACTGTCTTTGCTAATTGCGTCACTCCTGTTGGTTGCACAAGATCAGGAACTTGTTCTTTTGTTAAAGGGTCTATTCCATTGGGCAAACTGTTTAAGGCAGTTCCAAGTTCCTTAAACGGACCAGCACCTGTGGATATTCCAGCAACGGTTGCTAGAACATTACCAAAGTCCATCCCTAATGAACCAAACGGATTCCCAGGAGCAAAGTTATTAGCACCGTTCGCGACTGTCTCAACAGACTTTCCTATAACTGAACCAACGACTCCACCAATGACAGCACCAACCACACCATTATTACTTGCACCTGCTGCAGCACCCGCAATAGTCGCCAAACTGCTTAATGGGTTTTTGCTGATAGATGAAGTCAACGATGATAAAGGATTAGACAATCCTGGCACTGATGGAAGTGAAACGCCAGGAGCGCCAATAGGATTACCAAGTGCTCTGAATTGTTTTGTAGCAAAATCTTTCTGAGGAACAACTGCTAATTTTTGTATTTCTTTTTTAGATGCTTCCTCTACTGCTACGTCCATCTTTTGATTGACAGTAGTTATTTCTTCAGCACTTAAACCAGCATTTTTTAAATTATTTTGAATTGCTGGATCTCTTGTGAGATTACCAAGTCTAGCACCAGTATTAACAGCACTATTCACTTGATTAGATTTGATATTATATGCAGAAGCAACCTTAGAGTCTTCCAAAGTTTTCCTGATACCTTTACCGCTCCCTGCCGATACAACCTTATTCAGATTTTTTGTGCTTGGAGTAGTCGAAGCAACTAATGTATCAATGTTACTTTTGTTTGATGGAGACTTTGTGACGGTAATGCCAGGAACACTCTCAGTCATTTCTGAAGGAGAAGGTTCTGGTTTTTTAACTTTATTTGGTTTAGGTATAGCAGTCTTTGGTTTTGTAGATTCAGTTAGTGATTTGAATCCAGACGCTGTCTTACCAATCTGATCAGAATTTGTTGCAGTTTCAGAAATAACCTTATCTGCTTTCAACTGATTAGTTCTTGCTTTGACTCGATCTTGTTCGGGTTTATTTGCGACAACCTTTGCCTGAGACTTTAATGCTTCTCTTTCTGCTTTTGCTGCTGCTCTTTTTGCTGCTTTCGCTTCACGTCTATAGTTAAAGTTGATACCCTTTGCTACTCTGTATGCTTTTTTAAGAGTCTCGATATTGGCTAGCAGTTTTTCGTGGCCACCAGTGCCGTCTGAAAGCTTTTCAATTTGAATATTATTCAATTCTCTGATGCGTGCCAGTAGGACTTTCAAAACAGGTTTCGGGAGTGGTGCTGCTGGTGTGAATGTAGCGCTATCTCCACCACTATTAAATTTAAACCTTATAGATGAAGGTAAATTTTTATTTACATCTGCTTCAGCATCAGCAATGGTGACAGTATCGTTATTCAAATCCATTATTCAAACTTCCTATAAATTTCTTCGGCAAACTCAATACGTTCTTCTTCACCGAGTCTCTTATACTTACCATCTTCACCAGTAATCTTTTTGGTTTCATTTGCTGCATTTCTTTTCGTTTGATATCCTGGTCTTTCAAACTTTCTCATAAAGGTGAGTGCTGCTTCTTTTGGCGTTTTTGCTTTTTTCAATTCAGCATAACCAAGATAAGGAAGTGTAGTGAGTTCTTTGCGAGTCCATAGTAGTTGAGCATATAAACTTGTATATGTTAAATTACAGTCAGCAGAAAATTGTTGTAACGCACCAAGTCTATTTCCTGCCGCAGGAGCAGGATTCCACTGAGCAATACCAAAAGAGTTTTCCCCAGGAATACCCGATACTGCAAGGGGATCAATATCTCCATCGTTTGCATTGGCACCAGACTCTTCACAAAAATTTCCAATCACACCTGCTGCTGCCTGAGGAGATAACCCTAATCCTTCTTTTGTAATTAGAAAGTTATATGCCTTTTCAATATTAGTATCACCATATAGATTTTCTTCATCAACCTGAGCAGCAGGTAATAGGTTTTTGTTTACTGCAGGATCTAAATGACTTGGAATATCAGGTTGATGGATATTACCGATTGATGCAAAGTCTGCTTCAAACTTTGGCATAGAACCAACTACCAATGGAAGTTGTGAATGAACGCCATCAAGAAATACACCAAAAACTTGCGCTTGTTCTTTGATACCTGTACTCGCACCAAGACCTGAACTACCACCTTCTGTAACAGGCACTACAACCTGTGCCCATGGCAAGTCGCCATCACGAATCTCACTATTATCATGAATGCCTACGATGCGAACTCTAACTCTACCCATTTCAAGTGGGTCGTTGATACTGATAACTCTACCAACAAACCAACGAGTTTGATCACCATAAAATTGTGGGGATGACGGTATCATACGATTGCTTCCTCACTTGTAAAGTTTTTCATCTTTGCGCATGTAATACTGATATCATATCTCTCAACCGTAAAGGAATGCTTTGTAGCATAAATTAGATAATCACCCGATCTTTTCAGATCCCAGTTATTAGTTGCTTTAGCATGAGCAGGTTTATTTGCTAAGAAATAAATTCTTAGAGTATTTCCCAAAGTCATGTTAGTTTGTGGTTTTAAGAAACCGACACCGGAAACTTTGATTGTGATTGGTGCCTTTAGTAGATGATCTTTCATCACGTTACCAATCACTTTCTTAGCATAATCAGCACCATTTCTTTCTTCATTGTATGACTTGAAAGAACCTAGTCCATTATTATATGCTCCGGAACCACCGATTTGCGTTATCCTTTTTGAGGATAGTTGATTGAGTACATCTCCATCTATATCGTATTCTGCAAAGTTATATGCTTTGTCTTTTGTGGACGGAAGAGAATCTGCTACATCTTTTTTGAAATCTAATTTATGTTTATGAACCTTCGAGGTAAAAGCATCATAAAATTGATAATCAGCACCAACGACACCATCATCAATCATTTTAAACATATTT